AACCGCAAAAAAAGCTTTCGATAATATTAGAAAAAATATTAAATCTGAACCTAATATTATTATGGTTAGTCCAACTCCATCTGTGACCCAAACTCCAACTCCAAGTATTACCCCAACAAATACTCCAACCATATCAAATACGGCAACAAATACACCAACACCAAGTATTACCGCAACACAAACAAATACGCCTACAGTAACACCGACACCAAGTATTACTAATACACAAACACCTACTCAGACAAATACACAGACTCCTACTAATACTATAACTCCAACACCAACTAATACTATAACTCCAACACCAACTCAAACAAATACGCAAACCCCAACTGCGAGTATTACTCCATCACCTACTCAAACGCCTAATTGTATTTGTTATGGATTTACAAATAACACTAAAGGAACTTTACCTCTATACGTTATTGATTGTAACGGTATACTTAGAACTTCTTTTGTACCTGTTGGGTTTACTAAAGAAGGGTGTGTCTTAAACAGTCAATATACCGCAACTAGTTTAACAATATCAACAAACGGACCTTGTGTTGCTGGTTCATGTAGTTATACACCAACCCCAACTCCGACAATAACTACAACACCAACGAATACCCCTACAAATACACTAACACCTACACAAACTCCTACAAATACTGCAACAATGACACTAACTCCAACAAGTACTATAACTCCAACCCCAACCCCAACCCAGAATTGTCAGTGTTATTATATAGATAATCCAAGTGCCTCTCCAAATGGTGCGAATTATATTGATTGTTCAGGAAATACAATCATTGATTACCCAATACCTGCATTATCCCAAGTTTATTTATGTTCGTCAACAACACCAATTTTTACAGTGGATGTTGATGGAAAAATTACCGCAACCCCAATAAACTTATGTAATGAAGGATGTCCTTCTGAACCCATACCACCATTTTTTAGAATTCAAAATATTGAAGGTACCAATCCGACCATAGTTAGATTAAATACGATTACAGGCTCAACATTTGACATAGACTGGGGAGATTTGTCAACAAGTGCTGTTACAATATCTTCGGCAACATATACAACATTTACTTATCCTCACACATATGCATCATCAGTTTATACTGCAACTTTTGATGATTTCATGGACGGTGCAGTTATAAGTACTGGTAAAATCAAAGAAATAAGTATACATTCAATTTCAAATATCGTTGAGAATGAATATACTTTTAGTGCATTTACTGCAACTACGACTTTAACTATCTCATCATCAACCTTAACAGATTTTAGTTCATCTTTACCAAATAGTTTAGTGAATCTTTATTTTTATACTGTAAATTCACCTGGAGCAAATTCATTTATATTCAATCCTTCAACCGATTTGGCAACACTACCATCATTTTCTAATTTAATTATAAGAAATTCTGATATATCTGCATTTACCTATGATTTCCAATCAAGTACATCATTAAATGAATTACAATTATATGCGGATACTTTATTAACAACATGTAATTTTACCGCACCTATAGGAACTAGTTTTACAAAGTTGTGGGTTCAAGGATGTAGTTTATTAAAAAATATCAGCATGCCATTTGGGTTTACATTTAGTTTAGGGTTAATTGACTTAGTTGTACCTCAAAATAGTTTAAGTGCTTGGACATATAATCTACCACCGTCAACTGAAACTGCTTATTTAAATCAAAATACTTTATCGGCATTTACAATAGATTTAAGTAGTAATACAAATTTAGAAATATTACATCTATATAATAACTCATTAAGTGCATTTACTAATACTGTATCAGGATGTACTTCTTTAACACAACTAAGATTAGAAAGTAATCGATTAACAACATTACCACCAATATTCCCTAACAATGTAAGATATATAAATTTTAGTCAAAATAGGGTTACTGGATATACTTCTAATTTCCCGTCATCGCTAACTGATTTCATAGGATTTGGTCAAACTACGGGACAACAAGTAATTAATTCATTTGATGTTGAGGTTAGTGGGGCAACTAATTTAGATACCTTTGACTTATCAAGGGTGAGTCTAACCGCTTGGACAAAAACATTTAGTAGCTCAGCATTAACTCTTAACTTGGCTTATAATAATTTAACAAGTTTTGATTTTAGTTTATGTTCAGGAGCAACTGATGTTACTTTAACTGAGAATCCATTATCTTCAGGATTAACTAATTTGTCAGGACTAACAGTTATTGACACTTTGAATGTTAATAATACCTCAATACCATCGGATTCGGCACTAATCCAAGGAGATTTCCCTTCGTCATTAGTTGCATTATATTGTCAAGATGTTAATACTATAACGTCATGGGATATTTCCTTTTCTGGAGCGTCTACAAATCTAAAATATATCTATTTTAGATTTACACCATTAAATCAAGCATCAACTAATTTTATATTAAATGACTTGGCTAATAATAATACCGCGATTAATGGTATATTAAGATTAGATGGGGCTGGAGGACCAGCATCACCGACTGGAGGAGTGTTAAACCCTGATTATATTACGTTAACATCCGCACCTAGAAATTGGTTAGTCTTTATAAATTAATTTTATTGGACTATTTATAAAAAATAGAATTTAAATTAAGTTTTCAATATGGAAAATAACAAACTTACGGTTTGGCAAAGACTTTCTCAAACATTTGGACCTAATTCTTTGTTAGGTCAAGATTATCCTACATACAAATACGACAAGAAAGAACTACTTAGAACCACATCAAAACAAGATTACGAAAGAGAAAAATTACAAGCTCAGCAGAATTATTATCTGGCAAATCAATGGGCTAAAATTGAACACAATCTTTACACACAAGCCGTATATTACGAACCAACAAGACTTGCGTCTTTTTACGATTACGAGTCAATGGAGTTCACTCCTGAAATATCGGCAGCTTTAGACATTTATGCCGAAGAGTCTACAACTGTAAATCAAGATGGTTATATGCTACAAATTTATTCTGAATCAAGAAGAATAAAATCAATTTTAGCAGATTTATTTAATAATAATTTAGATATTAATACTAACTTACCTATGTGGACAAGAAACACATGTAAGTATGGTGATAATTTTGTGTTTTTAAAGCTAGACCCTGAAAAAGGAGTAATTGGTTGTATGCAATTACCAATTATTGAAATTGAGAGATTGGAAGCAGGTATGGGAGGTAAGGCCGCTGACCCTGAAACCAACCCAACAAAAAAACATACTAAATTTAAATGGAAACAAAAAGACCTTGAATTTAATACTTGGGAAATTGCTCACTTTAGATTACTTGGGGATGATAGAAGGTTACCTTATGGTACATCTATGCTTGAAAAGGCGAGACGTATATGGAAACAACTTTTATTGTCAGAGGATGCGATGTTGATTTATAGAACCTCAAGAGCGCCAGAAAGACGTGTGTTTAAAGTATTTGTTGGAAACATGGATGACGCTGATGTTGAGCCATATATCCAAAGATTTGCAAATAAATTCAAGAGAGACCAAGTAGTTGATAATAAAACAGGTAATGTTGATATGAGGTTCAATCAAATGGCGGTTGACCAAGATTATTTTGTTCCTGTTCGTGACCCTGCACAAGCATCACCAATTGAAACTTTACCAGGAGCAACTAATTTGTCAGAAATTGCAGATATTGAGTACATCCAAAAGAAATTACTAACGGCATTACGAGTTCCTAAAGCCTTTTTAGGATTTGAAGAAGTTGTTGGTGATGGTAAAAACCTATCATTACAAGACATACGTTTTGCAAGAACAATCAATCGTATTCAAAAAAGTATGATTCAAGAATTAAATAAGATTGCAATAGTACATTTATTTATACTTGGATTTGAAGAGGAGATTTCAAATTTTACGTTATCATTAACAAATCCATCAACGCAAGCTGATTTACTTAAAATAGACGTATGGAAAGAAAAGGTATTATTATACAAGGATATGGTTGCAGACCCTGGTTCAGGTATTGCTGCAGTATCCCAATCTTGGGCTAAAAAACATATTTTAGGATTTTCTGACGAGGAAATTAAACTTGATTTACAACAACAAAGAATTGAAAGGGCGGTTGGGGAAGAATTAAAGAAAACTGCTGAAGTTATTACTCATACAGGATTATTTGATAATTTAGATAAGTTATACGGTAAGAAGGAAGGGGAACCAGCAGGGTCTCCTACAGAAGGTGGTTCACCTCCACCTCCAGGTGGAGAATCAACACCTCCTCCTGAGTCACCCGCACCACCAGCAGAATTAACACCAGAATCAATTGAATCGGTTGAAGACGGACTAAATATTCTACTTGAAAGTAATGATGTTACGGAAGATGATATATTAGATTTGTCTAAAGCAAGAAAATCTTTAGGTGAAATTGAAAACAAATTGAACACGTTACTAAAAGATTGATATTTATAAAATAAAATTATAAAATGAGATTTGGAGTAATAAAAACATTAATTGAAAACAAATTGGTTGAATCTTTTGTTAATAAAAGATTATCAACCGACATGTCTTTTTTTCAAGACAAAATTTTAAAGGATAAATCATTTAAAAAACACATGTTTGTATATGATACTTTAAATGAAAATAAATCTTTAGATTCTGAAACTGCAAATTATTTAATTGATGATTTAATTAACGATTTAAAAAATAATCCTTTGTCTGAAAATGTAATTAAAACAATAAAGAGATGGACAAATGGAATAGTTAAAGAAAATAATTATTCTGTGATAGATAATTTGGTATACGGAGATGACTTACATCCTGAAAAAAAATCTATTGCTAGAAAACAAATAGTTGAATCGTTAGGAAAAAATAAGGTTATTAAAGAATCAAAAAGTAAAATACCTTTAAAGTCCATGGTTAAAATTGCAAACACAACAATTGCAAAAAAACTTGAGAATCTATCAGAATCTGATAAGGAAAAAATATTAAAGGTTTTAAAATCAGACGATGAAATTAAAGAAGAATTTAAAAAATTAAAAGAGGATACTCTAAATAAAATTGATAGGTTAATTTCAGAATCACCTGAAGATTTGACACAAACATTGATTGAAACTAAAGAAAGATTAGGTAAATCAGATTTTTCAAAAAAAGAATATATTAAACTTATTAATTTAAATGACGGTTTAGTTCTCTAAATTCTTTTTTTCTTTATAGATTGCATTTTTTAAAGTCTGACGAGTTATGTCAGACTTTTTTTTATATGTTTTTCTATCTTGTAATTGCGATATTAATTTAGTTTTAATAACTTTTGATTTAAAAGATTTTAAGGCTTGCTCAATATTACCTTTTTTAATTGGGACTATTAACATTTTGACAAATGGAATTTTATGTGTTAAATTTATTAAACAATAAATAAAAAGAAATCATGCAAAGTTAATGAAGAAAGGTAAATCTTGTATTTTAAATGGATACAAAAATTTAAAATGTAATTATGGAACAGTAGATGCTAAAAATCTAAAATCAATTTATATAAACATTCAGTCTTGGGTCGAACCAGTCAAGTTTTTTGAGAATTGGGATAAGCCCGTATCAAATCTATCAAAAATAATTAAACAATTACTAAATGAAATAGTGGATAAACTAATTTATGACAATAAATTTATTGTTGATTTAGATTTAAGAACGAGCGGAATATCTTTAGGCAAAAGGTCTTTTATGAATTTAGAAATTACTTTGTTTATTAAAAACCCTATAGATTTTAAATCTATGATTTTAAGAAAAAGTGTCAAAGACATTGTAAGTTCGATACAGAAAGAAATTTTAAATAACTCAAATTATTTTATTTTTCATCTTACAAAGACTGACAAAATTGTAAAAAGCGAATAAGTTTAATATTTATAAAAAAAAATATTAAATGCAAAATTTTAAAATACTTGGTCCTAATGAAATCGGTAAGGGTATTCTTATTGAATACGATGCGGGATACGTATCCCCTAAAGAATTTTCTAATGATAAAATTATAAAAGAAAATTTAAACACTACCGATTATTCAAAACCTTTTGAATTTTATGCCGTACTCCAAAAGTATGACACACCAAATAGAAATGGTAGAATATACCCCGAAAGAATTCTAAAAAGAGAGTCAGAGAATTATATAAAAAATTATATTAATAGAGGGACTTCTCTATCGGAATTAAACCACCCTGAATCTTCATTAATTGATTTAGATAGAGTTTCACACATCATAACTGAAATGTGGTGGGATAAAAATGTTTTACTAGGTAAACTTAGACTTTTAACTTCTCCAGGATTCCATGAAAGAGGAATTGTCTCAACTAAAGGAGACCAAGCCGCTAATTTACTAAGACAAGGAGTAACACTAGGTATATCATCAAGAGGTGTAGGTTCTTTAAAAAAGAAAGGAGAACAAAATGAAGTTCAAGATGATTTTGAATTAATTTGTTTTGATTTAGTATCTTCCCCATCAACACCTGGAGCATATCTTTTTAAAGATGAAAAGGATAGATATAAGTACGAGGAAAATTTAAAAGAAGAAAATGAATTAAAAGCTCAAAGAGGTATTGGGGATTCTATTGATTTAATGAAAAAACTTTCCGATTATTTATCAAAATAATTAATTATGGATGAAAAATATTTTGTAGCAAAAATTACAATTGATGACGTTGATTCGGAATCAGGAAAAATCAAAAAACAAAAAGAAGAAAAATTAGTTAAAGGATATAGCCCAACTGATGTCGAGGCTAAGGTTACTAAAGTTTTTGAAAGTTACTCACAAGACTGGAGAATTACAGCAATCGTTGAGAGTAAGATTGATGAAGTAATAGAATAAACTAATTTATTTAAAAAAATAAAAAGGAGTCGATTGACTCCTTTTTTTATTTATACCAATTAAAAATAGATTTTTTTGTCATAACGATATATTTATCAATAAAACTTAAAATGGCAGAAAAAAATTTAGTTGAAGAAACTCTAATCCAAATCCAAAATTTGGAGGAAGTTATCAATGAAAACGCAAAAGAAATACTTGCTTCAACCATGAAGGAAGAAATTAGCGAATTAGTAAAAGAGTCTATGAAACAAGATGAGACTGACAAAGAATCTGAGTTTACCGAAGAAATGACTGAGGCAGACGAAGAGGATGAAACAGAAGAAATTGAAATGGATTTTGACACTGAGGAAGATTCAGATGAATCTGAAGAATTGGAAGATTCTGAAGATGAAATGGAAATGGACTTAGATATGGATGATGAAATGGAAATGGATTCTGATTTAGAAGATGAAACAGATGTGATTGATTTAACATCAGCTTCTGACGAAGAAATTCTAAAAGTATTTAAATCTATGTCTGCTGAAGATGAAATTACTGTTACTAAAGACGGTGACTACATTCATTTAACTGACGAAGATGACGAGTACTTGATTCAAACCGAAGGAGAGCTTGAAACCGAGCTTGAAGAAGGTTGGGAATCTGAAGAAGAACAAGAATTAGAAGAATCTGAT